ACGAGACAAGACAAGAGACAACTTGTAAAAATCAAAACCATCTTCTGCAATAGGACGGTAAGCAGAAGATTATAACCGTCTAGCTTTGTTGATTTGTGATAGAAAATCAACTAATCTTGTGAACGACAAACAGTAGAAACTTACCAGGACCTCGGTTCGACTCCGAGCACCTCCACTACCACAGGAAAAAATGACTCAAAATTTACAACGTATAGAAAAGCAAAGGCTTTTGGTTTTTGACTTGGCTGGGACTCTTATCGATGAAGGTTCCGAAGCCCCGATAAAAGCCTTCGAGGAAGCGTTTAAACAAGTCGGACACCCCGTCACCAGAGAAGCTATCGTCAGATATATGGGAACAAATAAGCGAGAGCATATTGGCTATATTTTAACTGAAATGGATCACGATGCGTGGGGTAAGCGTTTCCAGGCCACAGCTACGATGACTCGTGAGCAAATCTATATGGACATTTTAGAAAGGGTATACGAATCATTTAACATTATGATTGCTGAAATCATTTATGATTACATCAAACCCATTGAGAAAGTTCCCGAAGTTATTGAGAGATTGAGGACGGAAAAGGATTTTAACGTAGTTATAACTACGGGATATAACTTCCCTATTCGAGATATCATTGTCAGTGAAAGTAAGAAGTACTGGACGTTGCCAGGGCCTATTATCTGTGGTGACAGTGTGACCATAGGCCGCCCTTGGCCTTATCTGATCTTTAGAGCAATGGAGGTCTACGGAACTCAGCGACCCTCGCTTGTAACTAAAATTGGTGACACTTTGGTCGATATCTATGCTGCTCAGAATGCAGGTGTCCGAGGTGTGGGTGTATGTACCGGAACACTTAAGATGGACAGCTGGAAAGCACATGGAATACCTGCTATGACTTCAGTAGCCAATTGGTTTAAAGAGTTTCCCGAAAACTGAAAGGACAAAAATTCTCCAGGATGGAGGTCAAAATGAATTGGGATTGCAAAGACAAACTTCAAAAAATTAGCTTTATTGGGGCGATTATAGCATTTATTTTAATGATTTCATATTCTTACAATATGTGCCAAAGAAATGTGGTTGAAAAAACTTTCTATGGTGGTTATATTTCGTTCATCGAAAAAATGTGTTCGAAATTGTCAACAGGTCAGTGCTTCCGTAGCTCAGTTGGAAGAGCAGCTGATTTGTAATCAGCAGGTCGTCAGTTCAAGTCTGACCGGAAGCTTTGAAGGAGATAAAAATGATAAGTTATGTAGCAGCAACAATAATCATCGTTCTTACCAATTTCCTTGTTATTCTGATGTCGTTTTATTTTTTGGGAAGAAAGTTGAATGAAATCGGTTTTAACGTGGAAAGAAGGAATGAAGGTGAATCTCATAATCGTCGCCTTCTCCGTCACGATGATATTATTGAAGAAGAGATTAAGGAGGTCGTATGATTACCAAGAATGAGATTTTAGAAGAGTCAAGGTTTTTTATGGGTGACAATAACTCTTTTTTAGCGATTAAGAACCCAAAAAGGCGTGATATGATTAAAGAGTTGGTCAAGAAAAACCTCCTCTTACATTTTGAGGAAAGGGCAACTTTAAAGAGAGAGTTGAAAAGAAGAAACGTTTCTTTTCCAGCCTCTGCCGAATCAAATGAACTCGTCGCAATCGCTATGACCAAAAAACTAAACTTTGATCAATTTATATTATAAAACGGAGAAGAATATGTCAGAAGAAATTCAACAGAACCCAACTCAAAAACCTGGACCCAAGTGGACACAAGATCGCTCCTATGATTCTTATCAAGACGCAACAACTCGCGTGACTGAACTGAATAAGATGTGGGAAGAAAAAGGCCAACAGAATATGCAGACTAAGATTCGTCGCCGCTCAAGCGGTTGTTTTTTGGTCAAATTTCGTAAGGATCCAATATTTACTGAGCAGGAGAAAAAAAATGGGAATAATAGCCGCAAAAATAAAAGAAATCCAAAAGCAGGAAAATTTGACGCTCAAGCAAGTATTTGAAAAGTATCCACACCTTGCAGAGCTTCAGCATGAAGAGCAACTACGTGAAGATGCTAAATCAATCAAGGAAGGCCAGAAAAAAACAGAGCTGCTCCTTGGATAGAGACACTAGCATTAAATGGCTGCCTTTTAAAGAATACGTCTTTCACAACGCTCCTTCACGCAATGTAATTATGCTCGCGGTTGACTATTCAAAAAAGAAGGCGACCCTGTTTGAACAGACTACGGGAAACGTGTTCAAGCAAACTCTCGATTGGTGCGAAGAAAATCTTTACCTAAAGAGAGAATTTTAAATTAACGGACTTTGAGACTTTTGATATTCTTATTGTCCACTTAACTCATTGAGGAATAAAAATGACTACAGAAAAAACTACTAAAAAAACAACCACGACTCATCTCTCTGAAAGGCTTGATCACCTGCAGAGCCGCGTGAGCCAGTTCGCTGATGATATGCAGATTCTTCAATCCCAATTGAACACTATTGTCAAGCGGATTGAGGCTGATATGCGACAAGTAATTGAAAAGGTCAACCAGAAGTAAGGCGGCGATTAGATGAATTCTCACAATTGGTCCTCTATCACTGCAGGACGTAAATCAGATGATTCCTCTGGCCGAAATGATCACAATTCTGATCGAAATCGGGTAGAAACAGCTAATAATAGACTCTATTTTTATGCTGGAGTTAATCGAAGCACGGTTCTTACTCTTAACAAGAGCCTTAAAAATATGGAAATTAATACATTGAATCGTGCCACAACTTTGCAAGCCGACCATGTTCACAAGGTCTATGTGCATATCAATTCTTTTGGTGGTAGCGTATTTGCTGGCCTATCTGCGATGGATTATATCAAGCGCAGTAAAATTCCGGTCACTACAGTGATTGATGGTTGTGCTGCATCTGCAGCGACAATGATGAGTATCGTTGCCCCTCATCGTCAAATTCACGAACATTCATTTATGTTAATCCATCAACTGTCTGCGGGTAGTTGGGGAAAATATGAAGAGTTGAAAGACGATATGAAAAACAATGAGATGTTGATGAAGGTTATCAAATCGATTTACGAACAACACACAAAGGTTCCTAAAGCTCAACTTGCAAACATCCTTAAACATGACTTATGGTGGGACGCAAAAACGTGTTTGAAGTACGGCCTTGTAGACGAAATTATTTAATGTTGCAAGATGCTTTTGTAAGGCATTCGTGTCCAATACACTTGCACTTTTTTACTTTCTTAATATACTGTTTTACTTCATCGGGCTCAAGATAAATCTTTTTATGCTTCCTGCCTGGAATATCTGTCCACTCTGTTCTTACTCCCATAGGAGCAACTGTAGGACAGTTGTTTTTTATAAACCCAATCATTTGTTCGTGAGTTGGTGAAAAGCTTAGGTGATGAAATCTCGAATGTACAGAATGTATCATTCCAATGAGCTTACCATTTGAATCGAAGATAGGCGACCCCGACGAGCCTCCGATTGCTGGTATCGTGTAGAGAGCGTAGCCCCATAACCATCCTGAAAATCGACCTTCTAGGATGGGGATAGTCCTCTTCCCAAAGACACCGTAAGAAGCTGCATAATTATAAGCAATATCTCCTTGCGTCGGTGCCTTGTCATAATTAATTTTTACAACTGGTGCTCTCAATGTTTCCGTGTGGAGAACACACATATCTAGTTTGCTATCGTATTCAACTGTAATAGACTTATGTGCTTTCTTTTCTGAATCAACAACTACAGTTGTCTGTTTAACATATACATTTTTGAGTCCGAATGGGACTCCGAATTTTGGGTCACAAGTATGCCCAGTTGTCAAAACATAAGATCCGGTCTTGGATCTTTTAACTACAGATCCGGTTGATGTCGATGACATTCTAAATGTACTGCAGGTATCTCCAATGCAATGTTCTATTTCATATTGAGAAATAACTTGCACCATTGATGATAATTTGATAATCTTGCTTGTGCTTAAATGGCCCGACACCTTCGCAGCGTGACCACACGACATAAAGAGTGTAAGCAGGAAAGCTAAGGCTAAAAATATTTTAAGATGTTTCATAACTTCTGGTATCCTTTTGGGTATAATAACTATGGTGTTCGATAGATAAAATCTGATTTTAGGGAGGTAACCGATGAAGAAATGCACGTTAGTTGACAAGAACAGTCTTATGTACGAAGCAGCCGTGGCTAGTTTCGAAGCCCAAGAGAAACAAGCACTGGCCACGTTAGAAATTTATTTTAACCACGCTGTGGGCATTGGTGAACATTCTAATTTATTGAATGAAATCAAACAAGCTACACAAAAGCTATCGGAGGCTCAAGAATGTCTGAGGACGTTAAAACACCTGCAACGCCCTTAAAAATACGGTATGAGAGAAAAGACAAGGAAACCACTGTTGTCTATGTCAACAACCGCAAGATAGGACAGGTGAATCGACAAATGAATATGAAGTGGAGAATGAGCCCTTCTTTTCCTTACATCCGCACTGAAACCGATCAAGACCTAGAGTATGACGGCCCCATAGAGGCCAGTCGTTATATGGTCAAGATGTGGGAACGTATGAGGGAGGCTCAAGATGCACGAAGTGAAGAAGAACACTGGTACGAAAAGATGTTCCAGGACGTTTCTTTTTAATATTCTGCAATGAAGTTTTTGATATCATCAAGAGAAGCCGAAAAAGCGAAAGTGGGGAATCTTTTGTGGACCGAATGTATCATTCCGATTAACTCACCTTTCGTATTGACGATAGGAGACCCTGATGAACCACCGGCTGCCGGGAGTGTATATGCATCACAGCACCCACATTTAATTTTGCCTGAATATCGGCCATCTAAAATAGGGACCATATTAGTGTTGAAAATACCAGCAGGAGCAGCGAAGTTATGGACCTTGGCTCCGATCTTTGGATTTGATTTCGATATTTTGAGCACAGGGATAGCCGATGTCGCAATACGCAGCAAACACATATCCGTATCTGTATCTACTTTTATAATCTTGGCAGGGTGGCTGTTACCCTGTAAATCTATCACACTTAAGTCTGCGGTCACGTTCACGGTTGCTAGTTTCTTTGGTATCTCTTTAGCTTTCTTTTGACCGTCATCACACAAGTGACCCGCCGTCAGGACCAAATCGTACATCCACCCTTTTTTAACAACAGCTCCGCTACCAGCGATATCGTAAGTGGCTTGATAACACTCTCCATCGCTACATGCTTTGACTATTTGCTTGACCTCTATTTTGACAAACGAAGAGCGGGCAGAAAGAAAGTTGTCCTTATTCTGCTGGCACGAGCTAAATATTATAGAGAGTAAAATAAAGAATATGGGTATAAACTTACGCATTCTAAAGTAAATATGCATTAGAATACGCTTTTTGTGATTTTTACCATAAGGATTGTAGATGAAAAAAATTTATGTTCTTGACACAAATGTCCATTTGTCCGATGCAATGGCCATTTATGAATATAGAGATAACGATATTATTATTCCTTTGAAAGTTCTCGATGAAATCGATAAACATAAAAAAAGGCAAGATGGTGTCGGAGCTAACGCTCGAAAGTTTATTCGCATTTTAGATGAACTTCGAACCCGAGGAAACTTAAACAAGGGAGTCAGGTTACCAGAGTCCACTGGAATCTTGCGCGTGTGCAATTACAGCCCGCAGCACATCCCAGACGGCTTAGATGTCGATGACGCCGATAATCAAATTATCGCCACAGCATTATCGGAAAAAGCCCGCCGCAAGCGGAAGAAGATAATTGTGGTAACTAAAGATATCAATATGCGCGTCAAATGCGATTCTCTTGGCTTTCCAAGCGAAGATTATAACACAAACAAAGTGATTAATACCCAAGAAGAGTTGTATTCGGGGTTCACCAAACACTTGGTAGACGATCAGTTCATCGATCAATTTTATATTGGGAAAGAAAAGCTGACACTTGATCCTGAAGAAGGCAACTTTTGCCCAAACCAATACATAATGTTAGTTTCGAGCCAGAATGAGAAAAAAACAGCATTAGCAAAGTTCAGAAGTTATTCCTCTCCTCTCGTCAATATCAACGATTTGAAAACCGCTACTTGGGGATTGCGCCCTAGAAATAAAGAACAAAAATTTGCTTCTGATCTGTTAATGGACATTGATGTGCCTATTGTTACGATCACAGGCAAAGCAGGTACTGGTAAAACACTGATTGCTCTTGCTGCTGGACTTGAACAGGTCATTGAGAAGGGAAAATACAAAAAACTCATCGTATCCAAGCCCGTGCAGGCTATGGGGTCACAGGATATTGGATTTCTGCCGGGAACAATGGAAGAAAAAATGCGACCCTGGTTGATGCCAATTCAAGACAACTTGGATTTTTTAATGAACGGCTCAGCTAACACTATGGATCATTACTTTGCAGACGGGACCATTGAGATCGAAGCGTTGAGCTATATTCGCGGTCGCTCTATCTCCAATGCATACATCATTATCGACGAAGTTCAGAACCTCAGTCCTCACGAATTAAAGACCATTGTCACTCGTGTGGGAGAAAATACAAAAATTGTCTTAACGGGAGACGTAGAACAGATAGATAATGTGTATCTTGACGGAACGTCTAACGGATTAAGTTATGCTATTGAAAAATTTAAAAATTCTGAAATTGCCGGGCACATTAGTCTTGTTAAAGGCGAGCGATCAAAAGTAGCCACATTGGCTGCCAACATATTGTAAAACGGAGAAAAAAATGAGCTTAGAAGATGAGAATTCCTCCTTAAAGGAGGCGGTTACCCCTGACACTGAATTAAAAAATATC